ACAAAATCGAGCACAGCAATGCGACTCGATATTGACAATACTCCCTCAATGGAGCATCTTGTTGCCATGACGGCACTCTGTCACAAGATTGCTCAACCTATTCGTGATGAGTTCGGTGTAGTGACAGTTAATTCATGCTATAGAAGTCCTGATCTTAACAAAGCAGTAAAAGGTTCTGGTAAGTCTCAACACTGCAAAGGTCAAGCGATTGATTTGGAAGTTATGAGGACTCCAAATGACGAACTAGCAGCATGGATATATCACAACCTTGAGTTTGATCAACTCATTCTCGAATACTTTGATCCCAAAGCAGGTGATCCAAATATGGGTTGGGTTCATGTTTCGTACAACCACGAAGCAAAAGAACAGAGAAAGAACTCCATGCTAATAAATAAAAATAGCAATGGATATCAACCATGGGAACCGAACTAATAATCAAGGTACTTCAAAGATTAGACTTGACACTTGTACGTTGGCGTAGTATAATAAATAAAAAGATTGAAAATTTGAAAGAGGAACAACGAACCGAAGAATAATGGATTTCTACACATCTGTCTCTAAGGATGCTAACGACATTGTCGTCAGAGGATACAAAAATGGTCAACGTATCCGTGAACGAATCAAAGATTACCAACCTACCATCTTTGTCAAAGATAATTCCGGCACATCTAAATGGCGTACTCACCTTGGTGAGTGCGTCGCCCCACTCAAAGTCGGCAACACACAACAACTAAACAAGTGGAAAGAAAAGTACAAGGACGTCGATAACTTTCCAATCTATGGTTATGAGAGATATGCTCAGCAATGGATAACTGAGAACTTCCCTCCTGAGATTGAGTTTGATTATTCACTGTTCCGTACTGCCTTTATGGACATCGAGGTTTCGTCCGAAGAAGGTTTTCCTGATCCAGATAGTGCAAACTATCCTGTAACTGCTATTACGATTTGGTTGCAGGGTAAGTACTACATCTGGGCATCCCAACCATGGGAAAATAAAAAGAACCTCAATGCTGAGTTTTTCCTGATCGAAGACGAAAAGGCAATGCTCGATGACTTTATCAATCGGTGGCAACAACTTGATATTGACATTGTCACTGGCTGGAACGTCAGATTTTTTGACCTTCCCTACCTGCACAATCGCATCGACAAACTATGGGGCAGTGGTTCTAATCGACTGTGGTCACCTTGGAATCGTGCCGTGATGCGTGAGACTTTTGGTATGACAGGTAAAACTCAAAAATACCTGGACATACTTGGTATCGCCACACTTGACTACATTGAGCTATACAAGAAGTTTACATACACAAACCAAGAGTCGTATCGACTTGATCACATTGCCAATGTAGAACTTGGCACAGGTAAACTTTCCTTCGAAGAGTACGGTAGTCTCCATACATTGTGGAAGTCTGATTTCCAACTCTACCTTGACTACAACATACAGGATGTAGACTTGGTTGTTCAGTTGGAGGAAAAGATGAAACTGATTGAGACTGCTGTGACTCTGACTATGTCAATGAAGTCTATTCCAGATGCCTGTTTTACACAGGTACAAATGTGGGATAACAAAATCTATGACGTGCTGTATCGGCAGAATATTATCGTGCCTCCTCGCAAGGATTCTGAAAACAGAAATGCTGTTGAAGGTGCATTTGTCAAGGAAGTCCATCCTGGCATGTATAAATGGGTCATGTCCTTTGACCTGAACAGTCTGTATCCTCATTTGATTATGCAGTATAACATATCACCTGAGACTTTCCTTGGTGTAGATGAAACACCAGGTGTGCAGGCAATGCTTGATCAAAATGTCAAACGACCTGTTGGTTTTACGATGACTCCGAATGGTGCAAAGTTTCGGACAGATACTCGAGGTTTTCTGCCTAAACTGATGCAACAGTTCTACGACGATCGCAAGGTCTTCAAAAAACAAATGCTCAAACATGAGCAAGAGTTGGTTCATGAGACAGATCCTGATAAAAGATATGAACTGCAGAAAAAGATTTCATCACTGAACAATCTGCAAATGGCACGTAAAATCTCATTGAACTCTGCTTACGGTGCTCTCGGTAACATTCACTTCCGTTGGTATAATCGTAATCTTGCTGAGGCAGTTACCTTGGCAGGTCAGTTGTCTATCAAAACTGCAGAACGTGCAGTGAACAAGTGGATGAATGGAATCTTCAAAAATGATAAGGATTATGTTATTGCAGCAGATACGGATTCGTTGTATATTAATATGGAGGACATGGTTAATGACAGGTTCAAGGATCTACCTTTCGACCCAGATGACGTTGCTGTGGTGGAGTTCTTGGATAAGGTTGGTGATGGCCCACTACAAGATGTCATTGACAAGGCATATAACGACCTGGCTGAATATGTGAATGCCTACGAGCAGAAGATGTTTATGAAGAGAGAGGGTATTTCCTCCAAGGGTATTTGGACTGCCAAGAAGCACTACATACTCAACGTCTGGAACAATGAGGGTGTTCAGTATGACAAACCCAAACTGAAAATGATGGGCATTGAAGCAGTCAAATCCTCTACGCCATCTGCCTGTCGTGATAGTCTTAAGAAATCTTTTGAGGTAATCATGAACAAGTCCGAAGACAACCTGCAGGATTTTGTCAGGAAGTTTCGAGAGAAGTTCGATGCATTACCTATCGAAGATGTGTGTTTTCCTAGGTCAGTAAAGAACCTACAAAAGTACACAGATCGACAAGATATTTACAAACAGGGTACTCCGATTCATGTCAGAGGTTCCCTCTTGTATAACAACCTACTCAGTAAACACAAGGTCGGTCAAAAATATGCCAAGATTCAGGAAGGTGAGAAGATAAAGTTTGTCTATCTCAAAATGCCAAATCCAATCCGTGAAAATGTCATCGCTATGGTTGATGGTTTGCCCCCTGAGTTTGGACTCGATAAATACATTGACCGTGATTTGATGTTTGACAAAACCTACAAACTACCTTTGAATGACATTGTTGAAAAGATTGGTTGGTCTCTTGAAAAGAGGAATACCATCGAGGACTTCTTCGGCTAAAAACTTGACAGGTATACACATTCGTGGTATAATAGTTACTGTACAAAACCCGAAGGATCCTAATATGGTTTACAAGCATACTTGTAAAACTTGGGATGAGATGTATGCTTTTTTTAATCTCTCGTCTTACAACTGGCGAGTTATAGAAATAAGGAAATTGTAATGAACTACTTTGATGATCTCGTAAAGGAGACGAACAATGAATATGCAGGATTGGTTAGTGAGGGTGTATCTGCAGGTGACGTTACCGATTATATCGATTCTGGCAGTTATGTTCTCAACGCACTGGTATCTGGTTCAATCTTCGGTGGGTTTCCGTCGAATAAAATCACTGCTATTGCTGGCGAACAAGCAACAGGAAAAACTTTCTTTGTACTCGGCATGGTTAAATCCTTCCTTGACAGTAATCCAACTGGTGGGGTTTTATACTTTGAGAGCGAGTCAGCACTAAGCAAAGAAATGGTTGAAAGTCGAGGCATCGACTCTAAACGTATGTACATCATGCCTGTGACTACGATACAAGAGTTTCGTACACAGTCATTGAAGGTGATTGAGACACATCTCAAGACACCGAAAAAAGATCGTCCACCTTTGGTCATGTGCCTAGACAGTCTTGGAAACTTGTCTACTGAAAAAGAGGTGAACGATATGAGTGAGGGTAAGGATACAAGAGACATGACCCGTGCGCAGTTGATACGTGGTGCATTCCGTGTACTTACACTCAAGGCAGGACAGGCAAACATACCGATCTTTATTACAAACCATACTTTTGATGTGATCGGTTCTTATGTTCCGATGAAAGATATGGGTGGTGGTGCAGGTCTAAAATACGCAGCATCTAATATTATCTTTCTTGGCAAAAAGAAAATCAAAGACGGGACTGAAGTCATTGGCAATATCGTCAAGGCGAAGAACTACAAGTCTCGATTAACCAAAGAAAATAAGCAGGTAGAAGTTGCAGTCAGATACGATTCTGGTCTTGATCGCCATTATGGTCTTCTGGACCTTGCCTTGCGTTATAATATATTTTCTGCTGTTTCGACACGAGTCGAGTTACCTGACGGATCAAAACAGTTTGGAAAAACTATTAACGAAAATCCAGAAAAGTTTTTCACGCAAGAAATCTTAGAACAAATAGATGAGGGTGCCAAGAAAGAGTTCTTGTATTCCTCAACAGAACCCATGCCCGAGGAGGAAGATGGCGAGTCACAGACCGAGTCCACCAGCACCGATGCTGATTGAGACTGAATCACATATGAATGAGCATGAGATTTTGCAGGTGTTGCAGAGGCATGCTCTTAATGGTCAAACTGAGAAGTTCTATGAGTTGCTCAAAGAGATTCCTGGTGAAGACAAACGAAGGGATATAATTGAGTTATGCAGGATGAACTAAGTGATATAGCAGGACAACATGGTATGGCCCAGGCAGAAATTACCTGGGCATGGTGTATAAATCCTTTTGATGAAACTGATGAGCATCATTGTATAGACATTCGACACCCTAAATACAATGGTACAATAATCAGACTAAACCAAGTGGGTGTCATAGGAGATGATCCCCACCCTGAAACTGGTGAGGTACATCCAAAAGCAGGTCGCCTTTACTTAGACTATGATATTATTGGCGTGCAGTTGGATACCGTAGCAGACAAAAAGGAAGACTGGACACAGGAGGATAAAGAAGAACTTCATGAAATAGTTGAACACATAGCAATCCAAATTCTAGCGAGAGACGGACTTGATCGAGCAAACAATCCTAAGGAATCTGTTAACTAATGAACCTTACATGAGGAAGACGATTCCCTTCCTCCGAAGTGAATACTTTCACGATACGATACAAAGGACTGTCTTTGACGAGATTTTTACCTTTGTTCAAAAGTACAACAAGTGCCCCACTCAAGAATCTTTGAGTATTGATTTATCAAAAAAGAAACTATCAGATGATGTCTTCAAAGGTTCAGTTGGGTTGATAAATGAACTTGTCCCTGAAGAACCTGCAACAGACATACAGTGGCTATGTGACCAGACAGAACAGTTCTGTCAAGACAAGGCAGTCTATAACTCCATAATGAAGTCCATCGAGATTTTTGATGGCAAGGCAAAAGAAGATGTTGGAACGATACCACAACTCTTATCTGATGCCCTTTCAGTTTCCTTCGACCCGAACATCGGGCATGACTATGTTAAGGACTCTGAGCAAAGATTTGATTGGTATCACAAAAAAGAAAAGAAGATCGAGTTTGATCTCGAATACTTCAACAAAATAACTGATGGTGGTCTGCCAGACAAAACACTGAATATAGTGATGGCAGGTACAGGAGTTGGTAAGTCTCTTTTCATGTGTCATTGCGCAGCAGCAAATATGTATGCTGGCAAGAACGTGCTGTACATCTCAATGGAGATGGCAGAAGAACGTATCGCTGAAAGGATTGATGCAAACCTGCTCGACATTCCCATACATCAGTTGAGAGAACTCCCTCGCGATGTATTCGACAAGAAGATAGCGAGTCTAAGAAGTACAGTAAAAGGTAAGTTGATTGTCAAAGAATATCCTACTGCCTCTGCGCATGTTGGACACTTTCGACACCTTGTCAACGAATTAAAAATCAAGAGAAATATCCGTCCCGATATTATCTACATTGATTATCTGAACATTTGTGCATCCTCTCGTATGAAGGCATCTGCATCAAATCTTTATCAGTTGGTAAAGTCAATCGCAGAAGAACTCAGAGGATTCGCAGTAGAGATTGAGGTACCAGTCGTATCGGCAACACAGTTGAACCGATCTGGTTTCATGTCTTCTGACATTGACCTTGGTGATACCTCAGAGAGTTTTGGGTTACCTGCTACAGCAGACTTTTTCATCGGTATCCAGACATCAGATGAACTGGAGGAAAAAGGTTTGCTTCTAGTCAAGCAACTCAAAAATCGATACAATGACCCTTCTACTCACAAGAGGTTTGTCATTGGTGTCGAACGTTCAAAAATGCGTTTGTTTGATGTACAGGATCAGTCCTCCATCAATCGTCCTAAAGAAAAGGCAGAGAAGGATCAAGATGATACTCCTGCTTTTGACAGAGGAACTGATAATCGTATGAAGGACAAACGTGAATTCGGTAACAACTGGAACTTCTAATGGCCTATGTTCGAAGAAAAAAGAATGCACCGTATCTTCGGTACTATCGATGCTGCGCATCAGTGCTGGGATCACTTCGTTAATCACCACGCAACTTCATGGGATGAAGTAGAAAATAGTCTGACCAGAGACCTGTCTTCAGTTCTGGCAGTTCCTACTTCATTCAAAGTAAAAATAGCAAAGAGACTTCAGTCAAATGAATGTTATCTTGATGGGTCTACCTATGTACCTGATGAGTATAGGAAAACTCCTCGGATAAACATTGCTTTCTTTTGCTCAACTCCCGTATACAAAAGAGAAGTTCCAATCACTCTTCCCATTTTGTCTGAACTGTCACATGAGTTTACTAAAGTAGTTCTACATGAGTTTACACATGCTGATCAGAAGGACATCAACTCCTACGATGACCCATTGTATGACTTTGTTGACCCTCTAGAGGTTGATGCATACTCAACAGAACTGGCATATGACTACGTAAGAAAAGGCAACTTGCATGAGTCAGATGTATTTGAAAGGTTCCAGAAGGTCAAATCAGTCGAAGTCAAGTCAGAATTATACCATCTTACCGCACTCAAAGCAGAACTGTTACAAAAAATGACGAAACCCTAAATAAAGGGCAATCTTTTATAGGGGTAAAGTGCTAGCATTTTCGTCATTTCGTGCTCCAGAGACAGGGTTTATTGTCGAGGGTAAAGAAGGCAAGAACCTTCATCTTGAACATCTAGAAGACGAGGTCCTCAATGGAGGAGTCGAGGGTGTCGCCATGGCATTCAAGTTTCTAGATGCTCTGCAAGAGATGATGAATGGCAGTGCGAAATCTTCAGTAAAAATAACTACTAAGTGGGATGGTGCCCCAGCGATTTTCTGTGGCAAGGATCCTGCTGATGGTCAGTTCTTTGTAGGGACTAAGTCTGTTTTTGCTCAGAATCCAAAACTGTGCAAGACACCCAAAGATGTTGACGAGTTTTACTCTGAGTCTGGACTCAATCCTAAACTGAAAATCGCCTTAGCAAAACTGAAAGACGTAGGTATACCTGATGGGCATGTCTTCCAAGGAGACATGATGTTTACATCAGAAGACCTGAAGGACAAGACGATCGATGGAACAGACTATGTTACGTTCCAGCCAAATACAATCGTCTACGCCATACCAAAAAATACTCCCCTCGCTAAACAGATCAAAGGTTGCAAAGTCGGTGTAGTTTTCCATACTGATTACTCAGGAAAGGGAGACTTAGCAGAATACCGAGCATCATTTAATCCTAATGTCAAGGCATTGAAACCTGCCAAGGATGTTTGGATTCAAGATGCTGAGTATTCTGACGCATCGGGAACAGCAATGTTCACAGCAAAAGAAAGCAAAGATTTTTCTGGCATGATAAACCTTGCCAGATCAGTCAGTAAAAAGGTTGATAAGTCACTGATTGAAAGATTTGCCTCTGACGAAAAACTGAGAGTAGATGTCAAAGCATTTATGAACTCAAAGATTCGTCAGGGTCAGAGGATTGGTAACACGGCAAAGATGGCAATGGAACTGCTAGCATACCTCGAAGAAAAGCAGATGAAAAAGATTGCAAAACTTAAGACTCAAAAAACCATCGATGCCAAAACAACTGATCTAAAAAAGTTTATTTCAGACTTGACAAAACAAAAGGGAAAGGTTAAAATAGTGTTTGATTTAATGAATGCTATACAGCAAGCCAAAGACTACATTGTCAAGAAACTGGAGAAAGTAAAACAAATGACAGATACTTTCGTCAAAACTGAGAAGGGATTCAAAGTTACAGGACCAGAAGGTTTTGTTGCCGTGGATAAGATGAAAGGTAATGCTGTCAAAATCGTAGATCGTCTGGAGTTTTCTATGGCGAACTTTAACGCAATAAAGAGTTGGTAGAAATGAGACTTGAACATCAAATCAAAAATGTAATCAACAGAGTAGATGAGGCAAGGTCAGACCATACACCTGGCCAAAAGACAGGGAATCAGGAGCATCCTATTTCTAAGAAAACCTCAGACTATGAAGAAAAGTTTTTTACTATTCCTGGTGGCGAGGGCAAAGATGATCGCGATAAGTTTATCACAGGTAAAAAACCTGAGCACCCTGAAAACGTAGAAGATACTGAGGATCATGAGAATCCTACAAAGAAAACTCATGGTAAAAATGGTGAGAGTAGACCTGAGGCACAGGAAGAAGTCGAAGACATCGATGAAGGAATCAGAGGATCTAAGCCATCAGATATGGCGATGACTGGATATATACCAAATTCAATAGTAGGTGCATTGAAAACTGCACAAATGAAATTTGACTGGTGGTTGCCTATCGGGCAAAATGGTGCAAAAGAGTCTGATAAACAGGTCATAAAATTTGAGCCACCACAGAAAGCAATCATAACTGGTACGCCAACTCAGGGAAAATTTAAAGGCAAGGTATTTGCTTGGACAATTAAACCAGATGGTTTCACTGTTCCTCCACAGGAACTTAAAAAACACAGACTAAAGGACGATATGAATATTGATCTCAAACAAGTCGAGAATCTTCAGGAAAAGAAGAAAGTCGAAAATGAAGACTTCATGGCCAAGATTGCCCATGCCGCAAAGAAGGGCAAAAAGGAAGTGAAGATTGGTGACAAAACACATAAGGTCACCATGGACAAAGATACTGCTCACAAGATTACCAAGAATGAAGAGTTGTCTTGGGAAGAGGCAGTCAAACTTGCTACTGATACCAGAACTCAGTCTACCAAAGAGTATTGGGAAGAGCAGTTGGCTAAGAAGCAAGAAGGTTGGGGTGGAAAAGGTGGAGTTCCTGGTAAGGGATCAGTTACCACTGTCCGCAAGAAACCAAATGGTGGAATGACCGTGGGTGGCAAAAAGTAAATGAAATCCTATACGCAGTTCCTTAAAGAGGCGAAAAAAGAAAAGACTGCTGTTGTTACGTTTGGCAGAATGAACCCTCCAACGATTGGACACCAGAAACTGGTAGATAACGTATTGAGGGTTGCCAAGCAGAACTCAGCAGATCCCTTTGTTTTCCTTTCACATACCCAGAAAAAAGATAAGGATCCCCTTGA